GGGGTAATTCCCCAGGGCTGTTTTGTTAGGATTGCTCCTAACTAAATCCCTAGAAGTTCTTACTTCCATCGCTTTACAATAAATCCGTTCTCCGACTTTACCTGAAATACTGTTAAGTAGATCAGGTTTAAGACGTCACGGTTGTAAGGTGAGGCATAAACGAAAGGAGATACGATGACTGATAAGAGTGAGCAAGGCGAGTTATTTGGTAAGCCGAAGGGTCCTAGTAATGGGATTCCTTTGGCTATCATTTACCTCTCTTTTGCTTTTCTCTTCTCTGTTATCGCCTTCTTATCGTATATGCTTTGGGATTTCGGCATCGCCGGTAGGGTCGTGCTCTTCCTAACTCTGATTCTGGTTCTGGTGCATGTAGCAATTTTTATTGCTAAACAGCTCCTTAGCCAGTTTCCTTGGAGGTAGGGTATGGCAACTACTGGTGAAACGGTATGGGCTAGCTTAATTGCTAGGCAGAGGAACATTTACAACTCTCAAGACTCAATGCGTGGATGCTATCTGACTTTTTCGTTTGGACGCTATATTCGATTTCGGACTCCGTTAGTCCCTTTGCGGGATTTTCGGTTTTCCAAGGTCGTTTATGACGTTCCATCTCGAATTAAGCCGGGTATCTACCTGCATTTTGTCTTTAAGAGGCGTTTAGGCCTTCTGCGTGTAGAGGAAAAATTCAAGATCAGCTGGCCGTATCTCGTGAGCACCCCTAAAAAAGGTGCTTTTCGTTATACGTTCCCGTATGGTCCTGGAACTATCCTCGTTGCGCTTCAGCCACATGTCTCTTCTCGTTGGTTTGGCTTGAGAAATGTTATTCTCAATAACCCTTCCTTCTTGAAGAAAACTGGTGTAGGAAAAGCGCTCACCCCAGCCCAGCTTTTCAATTTATCATTGATTGCTGGGACCCTGGCACCCCGTGGCCAAAAGGCTCGGAGTGTGTCGACTCGAACTCGCGGTCCTTACTTTCGAAAACTCAAATTCCTAAGACCCAGCCCAGAGGTACGTAATGAACAGTTCACAGATGCACTTGAGATCTTCCCTAATCCCTACAGTTCTTCTGTAGTGACAAAGGAGGTCTTCAGGCGCACGTGGACTGGCACTACAACTCCTGGTTTTGGATCTAAGAAAATGGGACAGCTGCCCGTAAATGGGCACACTGTTTCGATCGTAAGAACCGACAGAAGCTATGGTTTTGATCTTCGCCGTACGTTTGCGAGTCCTAATACGACTTACAACAACGGTTGGGGTCCCGACTATTACTTCGGGCTCGTTTCGACTTCACAGCCTATTCTGATTACTGAAACTCAGTTCTCAGATGTTGCGAATGCCGCCATTAAGAAGCTCAATGCGAACGCCAATGTTGGTGTTCAAGCGAATATGGCCCAAAACATTGCGCAATATAGACAAACCACCAATATGGTCGCCTTAGCGGCGACTCGTATCGCTGGATCTATGTTTGCACTTCGTAAAGGTCAATTTTCGCGAGCAGCGAACATCTTAGTTGAGGGCAGACCTGCTGATAATCGGATTCGGAAAGGTGTTCCTTCACGATCGAAGTCTCTTGCCAATAATTGGCTTGAACTTCAATACGGTTGGAAACCTATCCTGTCTGATGTTCAGCAGTCGATGCAGGGCTTGGCCAATTATATGGTTGGCTCTACATCTTCACAAGCTGTGAAAGGTGTTGCGAATCTGGTCAGAGAGAACTCGTTACCTATATCTGGCCCCGTAGATGGTGCGAAACCACCGGTAGGAGTAGTAAAATACTCTTCTCAGTGGACGTGCCGCTATGGGGTTGAATACAGGACAACGAACCATCAACTGTCCTATCTTTCGCAACTTGGTTTTACAAATCCCGTAAACCTCTTATGGGAGATAATTCCATATAGCTTCGTTGTCGATTGGTTCATCCCGATAGGGCCATACCTAGAGAGCATGTCTGCTCCCCACGGTTTGGAGTTCCTAAGAGGATATAAAACCATTTTCGGACGTCGCTATATATCTGCTAGTTCCGGCTACGGAGGCAAAATGCCTGGTGCTCCTACATCAGAGTTCAGGTGTTCCGGGGAGAAATTTGAGACATCGGTTATTCTAGATCGATCCAGGCTAACTGCCTGGCCGGTCCAGTCTTTTCCGACGTTCAAGAATCCCTTCTCGACAACACATGCGCTCAATGCGATTGCACTTTTAAGGCAAGCTTTCGGTCGCCGGTGAGGTGGGCTAGCTAACCGTTTTTACGGAGTACCTCTAAGATGAGTGCTATTGCATCCATCAAAGCGTCTTCGCTCATGGGAACTGTCGTCAGAACGACTTCAGCCACCATAGGTGTTGACAAAACGTTCGACCCCGAGGGATTTATTCTTCCCGGTGTTGCACGGTGGGTAGATCGAGCGATTGATGTCACCTATAATCCTTTAGGTGTCGCCATCGCCTACCCTGCTATTACTCTATCAGTCAGGAAGCCTACCAAGGTTTCAAGGCTGTACAGAGTAACGGCGAAAGTGGCCCTCCCGACACTCGAACAGACTAGTCCGTCAACGGCGACCGGCATACAGCCGGCTCCGACGTTGGCGTACACTCTGCAGTGTGTCATGGAGTTCATGTTGCCGGAGCGTTCGACCGCTTTGGAAAGAGCTAGGCTCTTTTCATACGTTCGTTCGCTTTTCGCAACGACAATCAACGCCAGTGATGATGTCCCGACAGATTTGACGGGATCTCCTCTCATTGCCGCTGTGAACAGCTTTGAAGCGCCGTATTAATGGCGCTTTTAAGCATTTTTTAGCCGTAAGGCTAGGAAAAGACCTACTTAAAGAAAGGAGTTTCACCATGTCTCGGAAATACCATTGGCAGTGTGATGAGGGTTCGAACTTCGAATTTTTATTCGTTGCTCTTGCCCTCTTCATGCCGTTTCTGGCACTACTGATCATGATGCTTACTCTAATCTTTCCCTTACAACAGGGATAAGATAAGTAGGCGCTGTTCAGTCCACAATTGATGAACTCTGGAGGTCCCCATGTCTTTTGCTAAGCATGGTTCTCGCTTCTTAAAAGAAGCTCGAACCTTCCGTGTTTCACCGGAGATTTCCTCCGGTTTGGTGTCAGAGTTCCTTGAGGCTCTAGATTGTCCCCGAGCGCTGACTGTTCATTTACTCTTCAGAAATGGAGAGCATGAACAACTAGCTAACTTGGAGATTAATCCACTCGACTACTTAAAAGTAGAAGAGTTTAGAGACGCTTACGCGGCTACTAAGTTTTTGTCAAAATTCAAGGATTTAATTCTTGGATATGACTTAGACGAAGTGGCTATGGAGAAATTCAAGAAATTTGAAAATCTCTGTAAGCAAACCAATGCTCGCTTTAGAGCCCTAGAATTGGATCCTAAATATAGGGGTCCAGTCGTTCAATTGCATTCTGCAATTGCGCGAAAAATTTCTAGAATTCTTGGCGAGTTTGATCCTCTTGAATTCTTTGACTCAGCCGATTGGGGTCCTGGTGCTACGACGCTGTTAAAGGCTCGTGATGCCAGCGCTACCAACAAGTTCCAGTGCGAAACTGGGATAACACGTGACTTGTACAACTTGTTACCCTCTGAGTTGCTTCGGGAGGTTTATCCTCCCTGGCTTTCTCACATGTCTGAAACCGGATTTCCGAATTTTCAGACTGGTAACAAGATAGTCACTGTGCCGAAAGACGCAACTGCTAATCGAGTAATAGCTATTGAGCCAGGGATTAATCTCTGGTTTCAAAAATCTATTGGCTCGATGATACAGAAGCGGCTCCTTCGGTGTGGGATCGACCTTCGAAGCCAAGCGATAAACCAAGAACTCGCAAGAATTGCATCGAAAGATGCAGTAAATGCGACTATTGATTTTAGCTCGGCAAGCGATTCTATCTCTCTGGAAGTCATCCGTGAGTTATTCTGTAATTGCTCTTATTCTGAGCGTTACGTGAATAATCTCTCGACATGGTTTTCAGTTTTAGATAGTTGTCGGTCCCATTACGGTCATCAAGACGGAACTTGGGTGAAATGGAGCAAATTCTCCAGTATGGGGAATGGCTTTACATTTCAACTCGAGTCACTTTTATTCTATGCAATTGCAAAATGTTGCATGGAATATATACAGTCTTCTTCTAACAACGCGTTAGAAGGGACTATATCAGTCTATGGGGACGATGTTATTATCCCCTGTAGCTGTCTTGAACTCTTTTCTATCATGAGTGAGTTCTACGGATTCTCTATTAATTTGAAGAAGTCGCATTTCTCTTCATTTTTTAGGGAATCTTGTGGTTCTCATTTCATGCTA